CGTGAAACTATCAAAACATATCAAATGGACGATGTTAAGAAAGAAGCAGTCTTGCGTGATGAAGAGTTGAATATGCTGGGCAAGATCCCTGCTATCCTAGTCTACAATCAGCGTGGCATCACAAAAGATCTAGGTGTAAGCGACATTACTGACATCTCGGATGTTCAGCGTCAGATATACAATCTACAAAGTGAGAATGAACAGGCAATCCGCTTAGACGGGCACCCCAGCCTAGTTGTTCCTGCAACAGCACAGTTGGGTTCAGGTGCCGGCGCTATTATTGTTTTACAAGAAGGCGCGGACGCAGGACAAAATCCGTATTATTTGGAGTCAGGCGGAACCAGCGTTCCTAATATTCATACCAGCATAGACAAGTTAGTCGAAGCTATTGAGCGTATGAGTTTCACCTCAGGTGTTCGCACTACCAAGACACAAACCGCTTCTGGGGTTTCACTCGAGACGGAGTTCCAATTGCTCAACGCCAAGCTGGCAGAGAAAGCAGATCAACTAGAACTAGCTGAAGAACAAATTTGGAAGTTGTTCGGTCTGTATCAAGGACGCATGTGGAATGGTTCTGTAGACTATCCAGACAGCTTCAACATCCGCGATGAACAGCGTGAGATATCACAGTTGGTTTCAGCTAAGTCAGCTGCAACTGATCCTGTTATGTTCCGTGTTATTGATGAACAACTAATTGAAATGCTAGGCGAAGAAAAAGCTCGTCTGCCATTCATTGATCCTAATCCACAGCCAGGCAGGCTCTATCCTGATGGTGAAGAGATCAACGCAAACTTACCCAACGCATATCAACCTGCCTCAAACGCAGAAGTTCCAGAAGGACAAAACTGCGGCAACTGTGAATACTACAAGCCGGGCGAACTCTATTGCACTAAGTTTGATGCACCAGTTCGTGCAGTATTCTGGTGTGCCAAGTGGGAACCTATGGAGGATGAGTAATGTCTAAGACTGAAAAGATCAAATACTTTGCCTTAGGTGGCATTTGGACATTGACCTTTTATGGCATTGCCCTACTAACAGTAAAACTTTTTTAAGGAGACTACTATGCCAGGAAGAGGAAGAGGCCGTGGTAAGAAGCCACCAAAGCGTTGATTGGTTAGCCTACTATAAAAGTATAGCTAAAGAATGCCCTTGGAGCTTGCGAGCTTACCAACAAGGGCTTATCGATTTACAAGATTGGCGAGATTCAAAATCAATCCCACCATTGGATCATTATCATGCTAGGGTATGGCACGTTCCTTATCCTGACACAGTAGTTGAAGCAATGGCTGAGGAACTTGATTCGATTGATCCCATTCACGAGTGGCTGTTCTCATATCCAGGATACGGAGAGTATGCCACACCAATACCTGTTCTGATACAACAGAATAGACAGCAATTGAATCAAATCAGGGATAAAATAGCCTGATTTAGTCATTGGATATAAATAGAAACACTGACAGCTTCATTCTGGAGTTGTCAACCTACTTTAACTTATAAAGGCGATGCCACGATGTCAGACAATACATTGGCTAATGAAGATACTGGGTCTTCCGAAACAAACCAGGCAACATCAGTAAAGACCTATACACAGGAAGAAGTCGACAACATGATGGCCCGCACAAAAGGTGCAGTCCAGAAGAAGTATGAAAAGACACTTGCTGAACTAGGTGACATTGATGAACTACGTCAACTCAAAGCAACACACGAACAGCAACAACTTGAGCTTCAAAAGAAGCGAGGGGACTTTGATAAGATCATTGCTGACCTAGCTGCTAAGAAAGACGAAGAAATACGTAAGCGTGATGAGATCATTAAATCTTACACAGTGGATATGCCTTTGGTAAACACTGCCGCACAATTAGGTGCAGTGAATCCCAAACAGGTGCAAGCATTATTGAAGTCTAATCTTAGATTAGGCGAAACGGGTGAAGTTGAAGTGCTAGATGAAAAAGGCACAGTGAGATATTCAGACAAGGGTCAACCTTTCAAAGTAGAGGACCTAGTTAAAGAATTCTTAGACAGCAATCCGCACTTCAAGTCTGCAGGCCCAGCTACCACACAAGGTAAGAGCAATGTGAATCAATCACGAGAGAAATTTGACGTGTCAAAGTTAAACATGTCAAACCCAGCAGATAGAAAATTATACGCGGAATACCGCAAGTCTGCTGGATTAGCCTAAACATTTTTAAAGGAATATTACCATGGCTGGATCTACAAGCGTCACATTAAATGACCTATTACCTACCATCGTTCAAGAAGCGATGTTCGTTGCCAACGAACGCAGTATTATGCGTGGTTTGGTTAAAAACTATTCTTTGGCTCCTAGCCAAGGTAAAACTATTCAAGTGCCAATCTACCCAGTGCAAACTGCGGCAAGTTTGACTGAAGGTGATGACTTCGCTATTGCTGAAGTTAGCACTGATGTTGCAACTTTCACAGTTGGTCAAGTTGGTCTTGCTACTATGGTCACTGACCTAGCTGTAAACGCAAGTGCATCTAACGTAGTTGCTGACCTAGGCCGTTTATTCGGTGAAGCAGTTGCTCGTAAGATTGACATTGACTTGATGGGTCAATTTGCTAACTTCACAACTAACACAGTTGGAAACACTAGCACAACTATTAGCCCAGCTTTGGTTATGGAAGCTATTACTAAGTTGAAATCACAAGGCGTAAGCAGCGACGGTATTGTAGCAGTTCTACATCCGAGAATTGCTTATGACTTGAAGTCAGCTTTGACAACAACTGGCAACACAGCTTTCAGCGGTGGTGCATTCGGTGATGTTGCCAACGAAGCAATGCGTATGGGTTATATCGGACAGTTGTTCGGTGTTCCAGTCTATGAAAGCAGCAATGCTCCACAAAGCGGCCCGAGCACTAATGATTTCTTAGGTGGTGTATTCCACCGTGATGCATTGGGCTTTGGTCTAATGCGTGACATCCAGATCGAAACACAGCGTCGTGCTCGTGCTATCGGTACTGATGTTGTTTGCTCAGCCATGTATGGTGTTGGAACTGTTTATCAGCAGTACGGCGTAAGATCAATCTTCCAGTCAACTGTTTAATCATTAGGAATCAAGACGATGGCTTTCATTATATCCGGTGGCAACGTAATCGCATTCGCAGAATACGAAGACGTCACTGCCACTGATCAAAGACTCTTTGAAGCTAATGAAGGCATCGCCGATGCAGCTATGGTTGAGGATCTAACTGAAAAGGCCACAAGCCGCATTCTTCAGTTAATCCGCAACACAGCATGGTGGAAGAGCTATTATCTTGTAGAAGCTAATGAAGCTCAAAGAACAGCCACTCAGACTCGTAATGGATTTGTAGACGCACCTCTACCTAACGCTAACTTAATCCTTAAGCGTAAAGTAGACTTCACAGACCTATGTGTGTATTTTACCCTGTATGAATACCTGCTACCTAAAATAGCAGACTTTTCAAGTCAGGATAACGCAGAGGTAGTGAAGATTGGTGTCTACAGAACCAAGTTTGACAAACTGTTTATGGAACTTATTGAAGATGGAACCTGGTATGATTTCGACGCTAGTGGCACAGTCACTAAAGAAGAAAAGATGCCAACCCGTTTAAATCTTGTGAGAGTAAGATGAGAACTGAACTGTTAGCAGCAATTACCACAGCAACTAGCACACTTACACAGTTTGCTGTTGCCAGTGAGTTGCCGTGGGAACAGAACGGAACTCCTCTCTATATCAAGAACATGAAGAAAGTCTACGTTGACTTAGAGCGTGTGGAACAAACTACTTTGATCCCTACACTCAATGGCGGCGAAGTATTTCAGAATGATTCAATATGTGAAGTCTACCTGGCAGTGGATGCAAAAAATCAACCTAGTCAATTGGACAGTCTTATTACTAAGATTTTAGGTGCCAAAAATAGCACTGGTATAGTTAATTTCGGAGTTGAAAGCGATTATACCTTGGATAAGCAAGAAGATGTATTGATCTACACCTTTGAGTTTAGACTAAATCAAGCAACAACATAAAAAGGAACAAGCGATGGCTTATATCAACGTAAGTGCTCCAACAGACAACGCTGTTATTCAGATCTCTACTGCTACTATTAGCACAACAAGTTCTGGATATATCGTACCAGCTCTACAGGATGTCACAATCAACAACGCAGCAGGCGTATTCAACTGGACACAGTTGGACACATTTGCACAATTAGCAGTATCAACACCTGCAACCAACAGCATCAGTGCTAACCTAGTATTAGACAGTGCAACATTCTTCGCAGCCACCAACGGCGTGCCTGGATTGTTTGACCTGAGCAATGATGCAGTAGAAGTAAACTTTCGTGTTTATTTCAACGGTCGCAAGACTGGAAGCAAGTTTGTCGGCGGAACTGGTTTCATTACCAACCTAGCACCCACTGTCAACCCAACAGCCCCAGTTTGGGTATCACCTATCACTATCAGTGTTAACGGTGACCTAACTGCCGGCACAGTCTAAACACTGGACTTAGGAGTGTGAAATAGGAGCATAACCTGCTCCTATTTTTGTTTGTCGTTAAATATACAGTTAGGAGATTATTATGGATCTACGAGACTACTCGGAAGAGGATCTGATAAAAAGTTTAGAAGCGGAGATTGCTAAGTCTCTTGCAGAAGTCAAGTCAGCACAGGGCGACCTTGACAAGATTAACAGTAGACTCAAGTTTGCACTTGCAGTTCTACACATTATTAAAGATAAAAAGGAAGAAAGATGAACATAAGCAAATTAGCCACAAAGCCACAACTCCAAGAAATAAAACTTGATGATCAAGATATTGTTGATTCTTACGGAGAAATAATAACGTTTTGGATGAAAGATCATTTAGATCTTGCAACCTATTTTGATTTTTATAAATTTCAACAAGAAAGCAGCAGTGATCAATTAATGAACACTCTGCGTAAAATTATTTTAAACGAAGAAGGAAAGCAGGCCATTGAGGATGATTGCATTTTACCTGTAGATATTACATTAGCTGTTATGGTAAAAATAAATGAAAACTTGGGAAAGTCAAAGGCCAAGTCGTCCAAGAAAAAAGTTGGGACACAAGTTTAATGATTAATGTAGGTTATTTGGCCAAGACATACCACTTACTGCCTAGCCAAGTGATTGCCAATGCAACAACCTACGATTTAATGATTACAGATGTGTTGACGACTTGGGAGGATTACAAAAATAATCCTGAGAAGATGGAAAATTATAATATAGACGATTTGGAACAGTTAGTAAAGGATGCGAGAAAATGAAGGGAGCAATAGGGAAAAGATTAGATCAGTTAAACAAACAATTTACTGATGACACATTGGCCAAGGAAGGGTTCAAATACTTTCGCAGCATAACCCCTATTCGTAGTGGCAATGCAAGACGAAATACATTTCTTTCTAAAAATGAGATTGAAGCTAACTATCCCTATGCTCGCAGACTTGATGAAGGTTATAGCCCTCAGGCAAGAGAAGGTATGACACAGCCCACTATTGCACATATGCAGGAATGGATTAAGAAACAAAGTAAAGGATAATAGATATGGCAACCATAGAGAATTTTCTACTTAGATTTAAAGTAGATGGACAAACTTCTATTGACAAGGCCAGTTCAGCCATTAAAAATTTAAGCGATCAAGTTGCCAGTTTTGGTGCTAATACTGGTCCATTAAACAATGCACTTACTGGCATTTTAGGACGTCTCGGTCCTATTGGTTTAGCTGCCGGTGCCGCAGGCGGAGCGTTTGCAGCACTAGGATTACAAGCAGTTAATCTTGCTGCCAACATCAGTGACATTTCAGGTGCAACTGGAATTGCAGAAGGCACATTGTTAAACTTTAGAACCAGTGTAATCGAAGCTGGCGGTAAAGCTGATGATTTTGGGCAAATTGCTGCTAAATTAAATCAAAATGTGCAAGAGGCTGCAAGCGGCAATGAAAAACTTCAAGATGCTTTTCGAAAATTAGGAGTATTTGTCACTGATGCCGGTGGCAAAGTTCGCAGCACTGAAGCAATACTTCGAGATATTACTCAACAGTTTCAAGCAGGCAATCTAAGTGGTGAAAAATATGCTGCTGCTGTTGATTTACTTGGCAAGAACATTACTAAACTTGATCTACAAAAACTTAATGCTATCGCTGATCCAGTTAAAGATGCTGAGATTAAAAAGTTAGACGAATATGCAGAAGCCATTGACCGTATTCGTGATGGTCTTGAAAGAAAATTAATTTCTTTCTTTGGACAAGTAGCATTAGATATAGAAAATGCTTATGAAAAAGCTGATAAGATTGAAAAGAAATTTGAAGAAATGGGTCGAAAGACTTATTTGGGTCCAGGTTTAAGAGGATTTTTAAATAGCATTTTAGGTAGAGAATCTACAGAACCATTAATCTCTCGAGAAATGACTCCTGATGAATTAGCTGAGAGAGATAGGGCAAGAAATGAGGCTGATATGGCAGGTCGAATGTCAGCTTACCGACCAAGACCAAATGAGAGAGAATCTGGTGGTTTTGGTCAAATGTCAGAAGCTAAACAAAAAGCTTTGGCAGATAGTGCATTAAGAGCAGAAAAAAGTCGATTAGAAATTAGAAAGTTATCTGAATTACAAAATGCTGATGAAATAAAAAGAATTCAGATCAATGCTGAATATGAAAGACTTCAGGCTATTTCAGAATTTAAAGCAAAAGAAAAAGAGCTTGGCATTAGTTTTGCTCAAGAACAAGCAGCAAAAATAGCAGAGATTCAAGCTAGAGCTGATGCTCAAACAACAAGTGTTAGACAAAAACAACAAGATCAATTAAAATCAATTCGTGATATTACAAAAGAATATAGAACACAATTAGAATTAAGAGATGGTGCAATTAATATTCAAACAATGTTAATTGGAAAAAGCGAAGAAGAACGACAGATCATAGAAGCACAGGCAGAAATACAGCAACAATATCGTCAAATTTTTCTTCAACTTGAAAATCGTAGATTAAGTCTAGGCAAAGATGAACAATATCTTAACAATGAAATTATAGAACAACAGAAACAACTTTTAATTATTCGCGATGAAAATGTAAAATTAATCTTAGATTCTATTCGTCAACAACAAACTGCTAATCTAATTGAAAAGGATAGATTACAGACTGAACAAAATATTATTAAAGCTGTTGAAGATCAAATTAATCTTCAACAACAGCTAGGTAATATATTACAAAATATAAATGAAATTAAAGTTGGTCGAAATTTTGAAGCCAGTTTAAAAGGTCTTAGTCCTCTACGTCAACAAATTGCTAAGATCAACGAAGAAGCTCGCAAAGCAACATTAGAAGCAGGACGAAGTTTTTCAACAGCATTCGATAATGAAGATGGACTAACACCGGAACGTGCAGAAGAACTTGCTAAAGGTTTAAGTGAAATTGCAAACGGATTTAAAAGTCTTGCAAACGAACAACTTAAATCATTAGGTGTAAGTGAAAATTATCTAAATGGATTTAAAGATTTCTCTAATGAAAACTTACGAACAGTTATGGCATTTCAAGAAGAATTTAAACTTGGTATTAAAGATGCATTTGAAAGTTATGCTGAAAATGCATTAGATGCAGGACAACAGGCTCGTGATGGATTTAGAACATTTACAGATGGTATGGAAGATGCCTTTGTGAGATTTGTTCAAACAGGTAAGTTAAGTTTTAAAGATATGGCACAAAGCATTCTTGCTGACCTAGCACGTATTGCAGTTAAGCGTGCTATTGTATTTGCTGCCACAAGAATGTTTGGCATTCCTATGTTAGCAGAAGGTGGGCCAGCAAGTGCAAATCAACCTTATATTGTTGGTGAAAAAGGACCAGAATTATTTGTTCCTAAATCATCGGGAACAGTAATTCCTAATGATGCACTTACATCCGGCGGAAGAGGTGTTGGATTTGGTCCAACCGTAGTTAACTACAATATAGAAGCAGTTGATGCAGCAAGTTTCCGTCAGTTAGTTGCCAGAGACCCCAGCTTTATATATGCTGTGACAGAACAAGGCCGAAGAAGCCAACCAACTAGGAGCAGATAATGTCATTACAGACAATTATAGATAAGTCACAAACTATTGAGATCGACCGCCGTCGTGTTGTAGGTCAAACAATCAGCCGAAGCCAACGCATTAAAACAGCAGAACGTGCTAGTGCTCAACCGTGGAAGTTTACAGTGACACCACCAGCTTACCTTAAATGGTCCAGCAGTCGTGATCTAATTGAAATGATTGACCAAGGTGACCGCGTTGACGAATACACAATTAAACTCAGCAACACGGCCAACATGAATTACATTACTTCTTATCAAGGACAACTTAATAAGGCAGACATAGATTCAATGGCAATTCATGCAGTGGGCACAGATACTTTTACTTTACGCACATTGCCAGCAGTGTCAAGCGGAACTGTAATATTTGCCAAAGGTGATTATATTCAACCTGCTAACAGCCGTTATCCCTACACTGTTGCAGAAACCTGCACTAGAGGTGTCAATACCACAACGTCAGTGTTGTTGCATAGAAATGTTATAACTAGTGAAGGCATTACATTAACAGGACAAAATTTAGTCTATGGAAATACCTGCACATGGAGAGTAATTGTTAGTGGATTGCCAACATATCAGCTTACTCCTATGCAATTAGTTCAATACACGGGCAATTTTGAATTGATTGAGAGAATCGTATGAGCACAACTATTCCAGCATTATCAAATCCTAATATTAAACATTGTATGTTGATAGACATTACCATCAATGATGATGTCTATTATATTAGCAATGCATGGAGTCCTATTGTCTACAATGGCAACACCTATACGCAATTAGGAAACTTTATAGGCATGAGTGAAATACAGGATGACTTAAGAGTCACTAACAATCAGATTGCTATTCAGTTGAGCGGATTGCCACCTGATGATGGAAGCCCTAACTATATGAGCATTGTGTTGAATAGCAATATCAAAGGTGGCAAGATACAGATCTATCGTGCATTCTTTGATCCTACTAGTGGCAACTATGATGCTACACAAGTATATCTACGATTTAGTGGATATATCAGTAATTACAGTCTAAGTGAAAACTGGGATCAGGACAACAAACTGACCAGCAACACAGTTGGTATTCAATGTTCAAGTATTCATGCTATTATGGAAAAGAAATATACCGGACGTAGAACTAATGATGCTGATCAAAAGTTTTGGTATCCGGGCGACACAGGAATGTATCGTGTTAAAGCATTGGCAGACAGCCAGTTTGACTTTGGCAAACCCTTTACTGCACCAGCAGCAGCACCAACTGATAGTGGCGGTGGAAGCTTCGATGGCGGAGGTGCTTAATGATCAAGCAGGCACATACACTCATGGATGCACGTCATATGATCAAGTTGATGCAGCGGTTCCTCACTGACACCAGCTATGATCAAGGAATAGAAGCCAGCAAAGATGTCGAGCATCTGGGCAAGTTGGCATTCACGTTTCTCAACAATGGTTATGTGTGGTTGGCATTTGATGATGAAGAACCAGTGGGCATACTGATTGCTATCAAGGAACCCAACATATGGAATCCCAAGCACACACAACTGCGTGAATTGATTTGGTATGTAGTTCCTGAAAAACGCAACTCAACAACAGGTGGTAGATTGTTTAAGCAATACTGCCTAAAAGGAGATGAACTCAAAAGTCAAAGTAAGATCACTGCTTACTTTACCAGCATGATGACATCAACTGATTCATGTGATCTAGAGCGTCGTGGCTTTAGATGCACTGAACGAACTTACATTAAGGAATAATTATGGCTGTCTTTACTATTGCGGCAAGTTATATTGTCACAGCAGCGGTGGGTATCACAGGTGCTGCGGTATTAGGTGCAGCCGGTGTTGCCTTTGTCACCAGTGTTGTGGCAGTGGGCTTGGCATTGGCCACTGCAAGACTATTGGGTCTAACTGGCGGTTCTGGCGGAACAGCACAGGATCCGGGTGTGCGTATTCAATTCCCACCCGCAACCAACAACAAAATACCTGTGGTCTATGGCACAGTCAACACTAAAGGCACAGTGACTGATGCTCGTATTTCAAACGAAAACAAAACAATGACCTATGTGTTGGCTATCAGTGAAGTGACACAGACTGGAACATTTTCAGTTGGTGACATCTACTGGAACGATCAGAAATTAGTTTTTGACACTGATGCTGGTGAAAGCCATATTGTTCGCAGTTCAATTGATCAAAACGGATTAGGTGAAACTAACACTAACTTTAACGGACTTATCCGTGTGCGTATCTATTCGGGCAATACCAACAGCACCAGTCAAATCTTTCCACCACAGTCAACAGGCAATACTGAAAATGCCCGTACTACACTAGGTGAAAGTGATACCAACTATCAATTGAATGGTTTAGTGTTTGCAGTTATTCAAATTGACTACAATGGTGAAAAAGGCATCACTGGACTGGGACAAATTACATTTCAAATTAGCAACACACTAAACAATCCTGCATCAGTATGGTATGACTACATGACCAGTCAACGATATGGAGCAGCCATTCCTGTTGCTCAGATCAATACTACAACCAGTATCAGCACCAGTAATCCAGTTAGTGTGTTTAATTATAGCAATCAAATTCCTCCTAACCAGTTTCAAGGTGATGGGGTCACTACCAGCACACAGGCTCGCTATGTAATCAATGGTGTTATATCTACAGGCGACACTGTAAAGAATTCAATCGAAAAGATCAGTCAAGGTGCAGCAGCTTGGACTACATTTGATTACAGTCAAGGTAAATGGAAGCTGTTGAACAATCGTGCTGCCACTGAAACAGAACTTGAAAACGCATTTGAATTCAATGACGACAACATATTAGGTGAAGTGGGCATCACAGCAACCAACCTAGAAGATCTATACAACCAACTAGAAGTTGAGTTTGCCAGCCGTAAGATCCGTGATCAAAATGACTACTTTAAAGGTGCTATTGATCCTAGTGAAATGAATGATCTTGAACCACCAAACACATTGAATATGAGATTGGAGATGGTAAACAATGCATTACACGCAGCTCGTATCGGTCTAATCGAATTGAAGCAGAGTCGTGTAGATAAGATCATTACATTCCGTGCTGACTATTCAGCTATTCAATGTGAAGCTGGCGATGTTGTCAAGGTCACTAACTCAGTATATGGATTTAATGACAAATTATTTCGCATCAGTAAACTTAGAGAAATTGAAGGCGAAGATGGTACTATCACAGTTGAAATCACTGCACTAGAATATAACTCAACTATCTACACTGATGAAACATTAGTGGATAGTGCAGACACTCCAGGTTCAGGCATTCCTACATTTGGTGGATCGGCCAGCTTGCCACCACCTAGTGCTCCTATTCCAGCAGTGATCTCTACAACTACTCCTAGCTTTAATATCAGTACCACTGTTAATGCATCTAGTACTTCACCAGATGAAATACAATGGTGGTATTCGACAACCAGCACAGGCAACTTCAGTTATCTAACTAATGAATATGCTGCCGGTGGAACTTTTAATCCCGGTTCAGTAGTCACTGATGTTGTCACTATTCAACAGAGTGGAACTTATTATTTCAAGGCAAGAATAGGATTAGGTGGAAGATACAGTGACTTTAGTGCTTCCAGTAGTCCAGGCTTTGCATGGAATCCAAACGTAGGCTTTGATGGCGGCGTTATTTAAAAATAGCCTCTAATCAACCTAAATTTTATCTTTATATTAAATATTGATATGAACTTCACTGGGCCTTAGTCCAGTGATTTTACAACTCATTCGGAGAACATTAACATGGCAGGCGTATTAACCCTCGGACAGTGGCTTGGTGGCCCAGACAACGTAAAAGTCGAATCTACTTTCCCAAGCTCAACAAAAACCTATGCATATAATTTCGCAAGAAATATTGCTGGTTGGAACTTTCACTTAGACTATCAAACAGTAGTAGTTGATCAAATCAGTTATGATAGAAACAGTGGAGAACCAAACTTTGCTACCAGTGCAGTCATTGGCAGCTTCCCAAGCGGTGTAGTCAGCACAAGTTCATACATTCAGGTTATGAACGAAACAACTGGTATTGTTAATGTCACTCATCCTCCTGGACTATTTGCTGGCAGCATCTATCCCGATGCTCGCAGTAATGTTCCTTTGTTAGTCATGGGCCTAACTTGGACTGATGCCAATACTCCTGCACAAAAGACTACACACCGCATTGCTAAGATCCTATCGTGGGAGCCAGGTGTGCCAGTCGGAACACCAACTACCTCCACAGGATACACAGCAGTAGTCACAGCTTAAGGGGAGAGACACATGAGCTACACAGTTAATGTCTCTACCAGCAACACCAATGTGATCACTACGGTCACTGAAGCCTTAATTACAATAACACCGGATGGTGATCAACCAGTCACTATTGTTAATACTGAGGTATCTGTTGAATCCACTTCAGAATTAAGCACCACTACCATCTACACTGATGCAGTTGAACTATTGGTAGATGACTTTGCCAACTATTTCAAAGGCGATTGGGTCAGCGGAACAGTTTATCGCAGAGGCGAGTTGGTCAACAGCCTTTATAGTCTATATGTCTGCAACACTGGTACTAATACCACCATTACCAGCACTATTGCTCCTGCACAAGATGCACCTAACTGGCGTCGTGTTGTTTGGAAAGAAGCACCATTTGCTTCATTGACAGTGACCACAACTGCCACTACTCAAGATTTAATTGTCAGCCGCAATTTTGTCATGGGAACTGGCGTGGGCAGTGGATTGGTTATAAATTCAACTGCAACATTCAACGGTCCGGCAATATTCAACAGCACTGCTTCATTCAATCAAGATGTTGACTTTAATCAACTAAGTGTCGATTCACTGCGAGTTGCTGGATTATACTATCCTAGCAATAAAGGTCTCTATGGACAAGTATTAACTACCAATGGTGAAACTACCAGCAGTTGGGTCAACTTAGGTGATTTAGTGTTCTGGAGTTTAAGCAACGACTTATACACCAATGGCTATGACATAATCAGCAACAGCCCCACAGCTCGTTTAGTAATGGGTTCGGCTGTCACTGGCTCACCCGAGAATGAATTCAAGCAGGCCATTATATTTCAACCAAACAATGGTTCCGCTGAAGTATACGCTCCAGACTTTGTAGTCTTAAGCAATACCGCTCCCGATAAGAATCACATCTCAATTGTAAACTTACAACAAGATGGTGAAGTTAGAGTAAAAAGCAGCAGCACACGAATCTTTGGTAGTCAATCTGTTTATATTGGAATGGATGATCCTAATCCGTTTGATTCAGATCCTGCCCCAGGTGTCCTTATCAATTCAAGCTCAATGGCTGCGTATAAGGTTTCTCAAATCCTTTGGAGCGATGGAACAGTTCAAACTACGAGACCTGTCACCTATTCATTGCCCATTGCCACAACCAGCACATTGGGTGGTATCAAAGTTGGAGAATTTCTAAGCATCAATGGCAGCACCGGTGTTATGACAATTAACACTGCAACGCTGGGTGCAGCACTTCCTGGCAGTACTTATGAATTGCCCATTGCCAGCACCAGCACATTGGGCGGTGTTAAGATTAACGGAAATGGAATTGGACGCACGTTTGATGGAACGTTGTTTATTGATACATCCACTATCTATTTGTCACCTGCTACTACCAGCACATTTGGTGTTGTTAAGATCGGTGACAATATCAGCATTAACAAAGTGGGTGCAATCAGTGTTAATGATGCTTCTAGCACAGCCTCTGGTGTAATTAGAGTCGACGGAACTACAATTCAAATAGTTGATGGTATTGCTAGCGTTGGATATATTCCTGCACAAGGATTTGTAGTCAAGGATGAAGGCACATCGGTTAACAATACAACCACAGTATTGAACTTTGTGGGTTCAGCTATATCAGTGACTGCATTAGGTGACACTGCTACTATAACTGTCAATGCCAGCAACGGTGTTCAGATTTTAGAAGAAGGCACTAATGTAAAATCTACTGCAACCAACATTAACTTCACTGGGGGATTAGTCACTGTTGAAGCAACTACCGATGGTGTAGATGTCGACATTGATATTGATCTCGGATTGCGTAATTGGAGTGATCAACCTTATTCAGCTGGCACGCAAGTTTGGGCCACAAACAATCTTTGGACCAGACGAGCAGGTGGAACAGATGATGGTGGTGTTCCTGGTGGTAGCGGATCATTCTGGATTAAGAATGGACAGTTAGGCACTACCGCAGCAGGTGGACAACCAGGCATCTTCACTTATGGAACAGGCTTAAGAGTCACTGATTCAACAAACCTAAACACACTGCATGTCAATACTGCAACTAGTGCAATATTGGGAGGTATTAGAATTGGTGGAGGTCTTAGCATTGATCCGGACACTGGAGTTGTTAATGTCAGCAACACAGCCAGTATCACTGATCTAGTCAACGACTTATACATCAATGACTATGCGATCAAATACAAAGTCGGTGAAAACGGTTCATTCAGTTTTTCAACTGCAACCAATCAGTCAGGTGCAGCAATAATTTCTACTCGTTTAGAAAGTGATGCCAATACAGGATTAACACTGCGTGAGAACAACACACTATTACAATCCAACAGCAATCAACTGCGTTTCCAAAAGTTTGCCAGCGGTAGTAGCCTACAGTTAAGCAATACTGACAACGGTAGTTTGAGCATGACCAATACCAATGTCACATTGACAGCAGTCAATACACTGACATTGATAGGTGGGGCAGGCATAACTATCACAGCTCCAGCAATGCTTGCGGATGTTGACTATGTGACAGTTGACGCAATCGACGTAGACATTACAGCCAACAACTTCACAGTTTATGCTGCAACTGTATTCACTGGGTCAGTTGATTTTGCTGCAGAAACTACCATTGGCAACACTACAAGTAATTTGACTCTAAGAGGAACAAACATACTTGCACAGAGCAGTGGATATACTAGAATTGGTTCAAACAACACATCAAGCAATTTGCATGTTCGAGCAATTTACAATTATGACGGGACTTTTGCACCATTCTTCCCAGCTGGTGTTCAGTATCAAGATCAAACGGTTCAAAGAACAGCCTGGCGCGGATATGACCAGGGACTAATATAAGGATTAACAATGACAACACCTAACGATTTCGACATTCCTCCGCTACAACTGCGTAGAGGCACCGAGACAAGTATTTTAGCCTATGAAGCTGCTGCCGGAGAACCACTATGGGTTGTAGATACACAAGAATTCCGCATTGGTGATGGTTCAACACCTGGTGGTATTTTAATCACCGGTGCAGGTGCAGTGGGACCAACTGGACCAAGTGGTGCATCTGGACCAGCAGGACCACAGGGAGTTGCAGGTCCTCAAGGACCAAGTGGTGCAACTGGAGATACTGGACCACAAGGCGTAGCAGGACCGCAAGGACCTTCAGGTGCTAATGGATCAACTGGTGCAGTGGGTCCTCAAGGACCACAAGGAGTTCAAGGTGATGCTGGACCAACTGGTCCTAGTGGACCTAGTGGTGCAACTGGAGATACCGGTCCACAAGGTCCATCGGGTGCAGTAGGACCTCAAGGACCACAGGGCGATGCTGGAGCAACTGGACCACAAGGACCACAAGGAGTTCAAGGTGATGCTGGACCAACTGGACCGAGCGGACCGGGTGCTGATCAAAGCCTAAACACTACCAGCAATGTCATATTCAACAGTGTAGTCACACAAGATTTAGTTTCATCAGGTGGATTTCCTCTAGATGCCAACGGACAGGCATTGATTCGTGCAGGAAACACACAAACACCAGCAATGGTTGTTAGCAACTACACCGTAGGGTTGCGTCCAGAATTTGTTCTACGTGGGTATGGACAAAATCGTCCAGGCGGCACTGGAGTGACACCAGCAACTCCAGCGTTCTTAATGGAAGGTGGTCGCGGAACACCAGCAACACCAACAGCCACAGGCAGCGGTGACACATTATTTGTCATTGCCGGTGGTGGATACGACGGTGCTCGTTGGGCCAGTGATATTGATCTTGCACCAGCACAAATTATTGGATTATCCACCGAAGCATTTGCGGGCAATGCCACAACATCAACTAATAGTGGTGCACGAATTATCATGCGAGCACAACCACAAGGTGTTCAACTAAACACAACAAGTCGTCAAGTATTCTTTAATCAGAATTGGGCAGCAGGTTCAGCATCAGCTCCTCCTACCTCATTCTTAAACTTTGGAAATGCATTTAATGATGCACCAACATTGACTATGTCCAACGGTGTTGATACCCACACTGGCTACGGTAGAACAGCAATGAACATTATCAACAGTCAGTTAGTAATGTTTGGTGTGCCGTTTGAAGATGCAGCAGTATTCACGGCCAGCATTAGTGGCACTACATTAGATGTCACAGCAGTTAGCAGTGGCGTTATCAGTATTGGACAACGTGTCTATGCAACAGGCGTCACTTCAGGCACATTTATTACCGCCCTGGGCACAGGAACTGGTGGTGTAGGAACCTACACTGTGGGCACAAGTCAAACAGTTGGTTCAATGACAATGAACAGTGGTGCGGATAACACTACATTGAATGATACCAACTTCTTAGTGTTTTCAAGTGGACGCAGAAGTGGTGCAAGTGGTCGTAGAAATGCATTAAGGAATGGCGACAGTGTTGGTAAACTGCTGTTTAACGGACAAACTTCTAACAGCAGCACAGGAGCTGGAAGTCGCACTGCCCGCATACAGGTCACTGCAATGGAAGACTTTACAGGTAGTGCTCGTGGTAGTAGAATGATATTTCAAACTGTCAATACTGGCACAACCACTGAAGCAACTCGTTTAGAACTTAAGAACACTGCTAATCTATACAACAGTGATAGTCATCAATTCCAAAAAGCAGATGGCACAACTTTTGCCACTCTAAGCGAAACAGGTTTAAAATTTGCCTTTGGCGGTGCTGCTTATATCAAAGGTGCTGGTGATGACAGTGGTCTTAACATACAGGCTAATGCAAATGATTTCCGTGGTGGTGCTATCATTGCCGCCGGAACAACTGGCAGTGGTGTTGTAATATATGCGGACAATACAGAAGTCCTTAATATCAACACCACTGGATTGACACTGTTTAATGAATATACATTGCCAACAACAGCTCCGGCAACTGATGATCAATACCTAGTGGCCAACGCTGATGGAACTACTGATTGGACTGACCGTGTCAATGCCAAGACAATCTATGAGAATGTTAAAAACGTCAGCGGTGGAAGTCTAAGCAAAGGCACACCAGTTTATCAAGTTGGCATTAGTGGCAACACCATTACTGTTGGTGCAGCTCGTGCAGATGATCCAGCTAAGGTTGCAGTAGGTGTTCTTGATGTGACACTAGCAGATCAAGCTGAAGGACGCATGTTGGTTCTTGGTGAAATCAAAGGTGTTAACACAGCAGCATTTAGCACAGGCGATCGCATCTATCTAGGTGCTACTGGTGGATACACTGATGTAATGCCAACAGGATCAAACTTCATCCAGTTCTTGGGTGTTGTCAATCGTATTGATGCCAGCAACGGCAGTGGATTTATCACTGGCACATTGACACCTGATGCTGTCAAGTACGAAACGGGTGCTGCTAGCATTTGGACTGGCACAAACTGGACCAACTTGGCTGCTCTTGGACCAACTGGTCCACAAGGACCAACAGGTGCTACCGGACCACAAGGACCACAAGGCGTTCAAGGAGATGTTGGACCACAAGGACCTCAGGGTGTTCAAGGTGACGTGGGCCCAACAGGACCACAAGGCAATACCGGTGCTACCGGACCACAAGGACCACAAGGCGTTCAAGGTGACGCAGGTGCTACCGGACCACAAGGACCACAAGGCGTTCAAGGTGCTGCTTCAACAGTGCCGGGTCCAACAGGACCATCAGGACCTAGCGGTCCAGCAGCAGATACCGAAGATGTGATTGCATTAATGATTGCATTAGGTTAAAATTAAAGATTAAAGGAACAAATAAAAATGTCTAATACATTCAACAACGCAACAGTTAAACTGAGCAGTACTTCAATTACTGACGTCTATCAAGCACCCAACACAGCGGACGCAGAGCGTGCCGTTGTAATGAGCGTCTTGGTAGCCAATGTGGATGGCACTAACTCAGCTGATATCACAATCACTATCGCTGACAGCAGCAACACTGAACTAAGCAAGTTGGCACATACAATTCCTGTGCCAGCTGATACCAGTTTAGAAATTGTGCCCAACAGGATTGTGCTCAAGCGTGGACAGAAAATTCGTGCTACAGCAAGTGCAGCCGATGATCTACATGTCACAGTTAGTGTGATGGAGATTGCATAATGAGTTTAGTTCACCCATTAAGACAGGGGATTGTTAGTAAAACAAAGCCCGTTATAGCTACGCCTAATTATATTAGCACTACCAGCGTGGCCAGTCTATTGCTAGTAGGCACCGAGACTGGAGTTAAAGATCTCAGTAAAAACAATTGGCCAGTTAACATTAGCAGTGGCATTACTACAACAACCAGTGTGACTAAAAATTTACCAATTACTATGGATTGGGGAAACACTGCCTATGCAACTTTAACTGGTTCATCTGGCAGCAGTGAATTTGCTTTTGGCACAGGCGATTATACTATAGAATCATGGATTAATTTTAAAGAATCAAATAGAAACTGTTTGTTAATTGCTAGCCTACGGTTTGCAGGAAGCACTGGATTCGGTTTTCAGGTAGCAACAGGTCGAATAGATAGTTACTTACCTTCCGGTGGTAGCGAATATACAGTTAGTCCAGCACTTTCAACTAGCACATGGCATCACATTGCATTAGCAAGAAAAGATGGCATTATGAGTTGGTATATCAACGGAACAAGGATGAGAACATTGTCACAGACTGCTAGTGTGAATGTGCCTTATATAGTGTCGTTAGCATCAGACGATAACGGTCCTGCTAGAGATACATATATCTATTGCAGTGAACTTCGAGTTGTTAAAGGTGCAGCATTATATCAAGGTGATACTTATCAAGTTCCTACTACAGCATTAACTACCAGTAGTTTGCAAATACAAGTTCTAAGCACATCAAGTAACTATGGTGTAAATCAAATAGTTTAAGGAATTATCATGTTAGTATGGGTAAATTTAAAAGAAATGAAGCGACAGGAAGCACGACCTAGTCGTATTAGATTATCAGATGGTTCAACAAGAACAGGCTTAGATATTTCTGACCAAGAACTAGTCGATTCTGGTTGGTATCAAGAAGAATTTATTGATAAAACTAATGACAATGCAGTGCCAACAGAATAATTTAGCAACAATGGGAGAATGACATGGCAAGAACACTAAAAGATCACGAAGAAGTGTGCAGTATGCGTTATGCTGCCATTGAAAAAAGATTAGACAATTTAGACGCAAAGATAGACGAAATCCACAAAGAAATAGATGGATTTAAGAACTTTTTCGTCAAATTAGCCTTCAGATCAGGCCTGGGAATCTTTACACTGGTCTGCGGTGCTGTATTCGTAATCAAGATGTGATTTTGCCAAATACTCATAATTATGAGTATGAAAAAAGAAAAGTTTGAACAACTTGTAAAACCACTGGGCAGTTTTAAAAGGAAGTGGGGTGGGCATCTTGCTGAAGAAGCCTATGAAGACATGATCTTTGAACCTAAGAAAACACACCAGCCCTGCGATGACTGCGACCTAATGGTTAGAGATCGAGTCATAGTCATTGAACGCAAACAGGATCGTGATGACAACACATTCTGGCGAACTAAGTGTTATAACTGCAAGAAAAAATGGAATGATTTTCGCCGATAACTTGACTTCTTTCTTGCATTATGTTTAAATAGTACTTGTCAGGGGTGGATTGCTTTTTATTTTCAATAATGCCATTTTGATCTCCTTCTTCCCCTGACATCTTATTTTATTGATAAGCTCCTTATTAGTCCGGCAAGGCTTCTATCGAGTTCATAGGGTCAATAACGTAAGATTGTTTTCTTATCGTTTTATTCAGTATCGGAGTGCAATGCTCCACAACATCACAAACCGAGAGGCCCCTTCAATGGGGCTTCAAGGTGAGTAAAGGACAGTGATGTGTCTTTTACCATAACTGATAAAATAAGGAAACATCAATATGACAAAGTTTTTCACGAAACCTCAGGTATCACCTGAACATTTCACAAACATTAATAACACTAACTACACTAACAACTTAACTACTACTAATGACACTAACTTTACTCTTTGTGTGACAAAGACAAGTGAGGAAGACATAACCCCTGCGGGGGCGAGTGGCATCGCTTCGCGAAACATCCCTGCTTCGCAGCCAGGTGCAGTCATTTGTTCTGGGGTTGGTAATCTCCCTGAAGTTTTACCAGTTCTTTGGAGAGGATTAAAAATAGATCTATTTGATAACGGAACTAAAGGAAGTGGTAAAAGATCACTTAAACTTAAACTTGGAGTTATTAAAAAAGATGGCACTACACAAAGTCTTGTAGCACTTATGAATAGCCCAGTAAGTTATGTCTGGCGTCAAGTTGAAGATGTAGATCGATATAATCCACATTGGACTACTGTTAGAAATATTCAAGAAAGATTTGATAGCAATAATATTTCCTATCGTGTAAGCAAATGCACATTGCCTAATAAAGGTGGCAGTACTGAAGCAGTGGCTTTTCTAAGTGAGGATGATAAAGATTGGTTTGTGGTCATAGTGCGTGAGGGTCAGCAGTTTAACTACATATTATCTAAACAAGGTGCTATCACTCAAGCACAGCGAGCAGGCAATGTTATAGCCAGTAAGTTTATAGGTCAACAAATGCGTCCTTTAATTACATTTAAGGAGTTGGGCATATGATCAAATATAATAATCAAATTACTTTAGATCTACGCCGTAGCGGAAATTGGCAAATAAACACTGACCGCGGTGACATTTACGATACCACTGTCTATGAAGATGTATCCGAATGGTGGAATACACAAGCTCAAACAGAATTGCGTAGTTGGCAGAAAGATATCTGCATCCGTGAAACTGCGGATGTTTTTGGTAAACTTGAACTGTTTAATGTCTATAAAAAAGGTCGTGGATGGACACAGGCACACGACATTTGTTTAATGCACAATGTAGAATATCAGATTTGGGTCCTAAGCACACAAGACAACTTTTGGATTTGCAATAGCGACGGTGGCAATATTACTTTTGATGTTAAGGACAGCCTCGGTAGCATTATAAATCCTAATGATAGAAAGATTATGTATGCCTTGTATGATAATCTTAAAAAACAGTTTAATCCCGATCATGAATGTCGTTGGATAAAATGTTGATCAAAATCCGGGTATAATAGCCCGGATTTTCCTGTTCTGGTTAAATATAGAACAGGAGAAACAAAATGGCACGAGTAGATTTCATAAAACTAACAAACAGCGATCTAGAAAGGGTGATTGACTTACTGCAAGAGATAGTCACTTACAAAGCAAGAAGTCTTACCCCCGCAAACTGGGCATCATTTGAGACTGACTATCTTCCTAAAGCAATCACAGCAATCAGAGAAAACAGTTTCAAAGTAGTTGACCCACACAACTCAATCATAGTCTGGCTTATCGATCAGGCAGTACATAGTCGATTAGTAGTAGACGGTTTACCTAAAAAAGATTGGATACCCCTCATAGATATTGATCGTTTTCAAAACACATTGAGTATGTTGAGAGCTGCCAGTCGAGGGCATGTCTCGTATCATACCTACGCCACAACCAACAATAAGTTTGATGATCTATTCCAGTAATAATACTGGTTTAAAATAAGCTACATAAATACAATGAAGGAGAAACAAAATGGCATATGTCTATGACCCAAAATTTCACAACCCCTACTACAGAAGTTGGCGTTGGATGAAGACAGCCTGTCTTAACCCCAACAACCCCAGTTATCCCAAATATGGTGCATTGGGTGTCACAATGTATTGGGATGGCAAACACGACTACGAAGATTTTTATAACTGGGTTATGACAAAATTAGGACCTAAACCTGAAGGCACAGTATTAGGTCGTAAAGACAAAACTGGCAACTTTGAACCAGGCAACTTACAATGGGAAACACCTGAACGCCGTAGTCGCAACTGCCCAAGACAAAACATTAGGGCCACTTATCGTCGCAAGACACAGAGCCTAGCACAGTGGGCAGATGACTTGAACATTTCCTATTATACCTTGCGTCGAAGATATAATCAAGGGTGGACAATCAAAGAAATTGTTCATGCATATCGATGAAAAAAGGATATAAGATGGCTCCCAGAATAAAGGATCCATTTACACACGCTCGCAATCTTGCATTCCACCGTAGTGCTTGTCAAGCACGTTTCAGAGGTGAAGTGTGGTCTTTGACCTTTGAAGAGTTTTGCCATTTCTGGCACAGTGAATCTTTGTGGGAGCAAAGAGGACGTAAAATTGAAGCATTGGTATTGACTCGCTGGGACACTGAAAAGCCCTGGGACACAAAGAACTGCTGTATCATCACTCGCGACAATCAACTCAAAGCTAAGATAGAACGCTACTGGGGCAATGACGATGCAGAATATTTTAAGGACGCAATCTGGTATGAGTAATAATGACGACGATATGGAAACTGGCTTTGTCAGTCCCTTTGACCGATTGAATAATTTAGAAATGAATGCACTAGAAAGCAGTTTCACAATGATGGAAATGGGTGAAAGAGTAAAAGAGCATTCACAATTAGGTGTTAAAATGTCCACTAACCTAATTGAAATAGTTCGACACATCGATCTATTGACCAGCAAAGTATTTGAACTAGAACACAGAATACGAGAGTTAGAAAACAAATGAAAGCACAAAACAAAATTACCCCGGCACTTATGGCCAACCCTGACGCAGTAAAAACCTATTGTGTTGGAATAGACCTAGGTGCAGGACGTTGGGCAGAACTAAACTTCAGTGAGCGTGAAATGGCCACTGCTGAATATAACCGAATCAAAGGTCAAGGCATCTATTGTGGTGCCTGGCTAAAATCTATTTTACTTGAGGAGAAAACATTATGAAATTATGGCGTCGATCAGGATATAGAAATTTAAGTGGCAGACTTCGTGGAGCCGCACGTGAGCAGGTCTATGTAGCACATCCTAGTCCATTGCTTTACGCATTGCTTAATCGTTTATAAAAACATCTTTGAACAGTAAGATTTTAAAGTTTACATCAACAAACTAATATGACAAACATACTGCCAGTTCATAGTAAAGATGGGCATATCTATTGGGTTGAAGAGGGCGATACGCTCTACATTCAACGACTACAAGCAGGACAATACCAGAAAACAAACTGGGAATTTGCACAGACACTTATTGACAATTGGTCACGTGCAATAGATGTGGGCACTAACAATGCCTGCAATGCTATTCACTATGCTAAAAAGTTTAGTCAAGTTGAATGCTTTGAACCTACACCACTGGCACAGCAGTTATGGGAGAATACCGTCCGTGATAATAATGTTGCCAACGTGACATTACATCGTGTTGGTGTTGGCGAAAAACAATACACAACGGAAATTATTACACATTGGAAGAATGGTGGGCATAATCATCTAGCACATTATGATAAAAATCCTCGTGCTGATAAAAATAGAAGTAATCGTGTTAAAGTTCCTGTTCAAGTTGAAACTCTAGATTCATACAACTTTCAAGATGTTGGATTCATTAAGATTGATGTTGAAGGTTATGAAAAGTTTGTGCTAGAAGGTGCAGAACAAACTATTCAACGCTGCCGCCCAACATTGCAACTTGAGATTGTTGCTAATCAATGTCGCAAGTTTGGTTATTGGGGCGAGGATATGATTGAATGGATCCGCAGTCTAGACTATACCGTGGTTAGTAAAAATCGTGGCAACCTCTATGGTAAGTTTTCAAGTCATCAAACTGAACTACGTTATGAGGGTGTTAAGTATCGTGGTGAAATGGACTTATGGTTCCAGCCCAACGAACGTGTTCGCCAAACGCAAATGGAAAAATTATTTGATTTTGATAAAACTGTTGCGTAAACACAACACGAGAATTCACGTTCTCGTGTTATAATAATACATAGACAGCAATAATGCTTCTATAACACACACAGAAAGAGAGTATATTATGGCAAAAGCAAAAACACTTACTTCAGATCAATGGTCATCAGCATTGACAGCGTTGAAGGCCATGGGCCCAGCAGAACTAAAACGCATTCATATCAAGCAGACTAAAATGGCTATTAAAGATATGCCAGAATTGGCAGACAAACTGAATGTTTTATTGATCAAGCAACAGGCAGAACTTAAAGAATTGGAGGCCGCAGAATGACCCTAACACAAGAACAAGTTGAAGCAATGACAGCAGACGAGTGCAGTAAGCACCTTAAACTATTGGCCAAAACCTATGCATTGGAAAAGACCATAGATAAAGAAATTTGGCCCTTTGTTGACAGCATCGCCAACACCTTGCTATGGCTTGAAGACCGCATTCGTTATTGTCAAGCCAGCGACAACGCCATCAACGCTAACAAAATCAGATACGGAAGAGAATGAAAATCAAATATTGGTTTGAAGTAGAAATATATGATTGGAAAGATGATATTTCTTATAAATCTCTTGTTTGGTGGATTAAAGATTATGATTTGCCAGATGGATGGTATAGTAATGGAAACTTTGAACACAAATTTAAAACATATTTGAGTAAATGGTTAAATCGTAAAAGACCACGCAACGATTACCAAGGGTTGCGTTATATAAAGAAAGAGACAGTAGAATGAAAATGCACACACTTATAGTAATTACCGCATTGGCATTGACCGGATGTGCATCGGGCGGCAGTTCCTACTTGAGCAAATCCTCTCAAACTGAATACATCCGCGATCTAAATGGCGCCACACAATATCGAATCCGTGATGGTTCAGTATTCAATACCAATGGTGCTCGAGTTGCCCGCATTGACAGCAGTGGCAACATCTTTAACACAAGTGGTGCCCGTGTGGGCAAGATATCTAAACGATAATTTGGGCATCTTGTTGTAAAAACACAACAGGAGATTAGGCGTTTCTGCGTTATACTTGTATATCAACAACACACAGAGGATGGTATGAAAGGCAAAGATGATATGCTAATCAACATTGGCATTAAAGAAGGAGATCAAATCTTTTTTAAGATTTTGGATGATTATCCATTCTTAGATGATGATGACACTCGACAGGCATCTGTAATATTCAGTTTAATGACTAATTGCATTACAAGATTACATATGCTAGGTTGGAATGAAAAAGATTTGATCAAAGAAGTATTTGATCATTGCGAAATTGCTCGTGAAATTATGGATGAAGAGGATAATGAAGAATGAACCAATATTTTGATACTGATCAAATTAACCTTATCAACAAAGGTGCTCTTAAGCAAATGGTGCTTCGCCAGACTATTGATGAAGCATTGAATAATAATCCTTTTAATGAAAATTATTATGTTTATAGTCCTCCTGGACTCGGAAAAACATTTGAATTAGATAGAGGCCTATCTAAGATGATAACACCGCCATTAGTACTTGAAGGTAATACAAGTCCGTTTGCATTTCTTGCTGATGTGCAGACTGCATTATATTTTCAACCTAATGGCAAAGTTCCTATTGCACTCGACGACTGTGATAGCCTGATGACTGAAAAGAATATCAATATGTTAAAAGGTATGTTCGGCAATCGTCGAATATTAAGTTGGAATAAGGCCAATGGACATACACTTCTAGGTGGCCTAGGTGATGAACAAAGAGAAGCAATGGAAGCGGCAAGAAGTAAAGATAGAAGCGGTTGGCAAATTGATGTTAGTCGTGCAACTTTTATTGTTTTAAGTAATATCCCATTGCCCACTGCTAACGAAGTTGATAGTGCCAGCACAAAAGAAAAAAGTGTTGCACTTGGACACATGGCTGCAATTCGTCGCCGAAATCAAGTTAAAGATATTGATATGCCACGAGATGTGCTTTGGGGTTATGTTGCACATATCACAATGAATGAACAGGTATGTGAAAAGTTTATGCCTACAATTTCAGATGAACAAAAAGTTGCTATGTTGCTGTGGTGCGAAAAATATTGGGATAATGTCAAGGAGCGTAATATTAGTTTAATTGAAAAAATGACTAAGGATATGGTTCGCTTCCCACAAAATTATAAAGATATTTGGAAAACTAATTATTTAGAAATTAAATCACAAAAGATTAAAGATGAATAAAAATCCTCTTCAAGATATTCTTAATCGTTCTCGTCAACATAGAAAAGAAAATACTAAAATTGATGACCCTGCTTGGGTTAATAGAACACTAGGCGTCCGTTCGTCATATGAAA